AAGTAGTACACAATGTATTAACTACAGTAATTCTTGGTGGAATATTTCAAGCATTTACATTTGGTATGATGATACTAGCTTTTTATATTATAGATGTAGGATTACAAAACGCATGAAAAGAGGTTGGGTTATATTAAAACACGCTCTCGGCTCGTTTGACGAAGAAGATGGCTACAACAGAAGAAACGAAAATGCAATAGGTCTAATAAGATTTCTCATTGTTTTTACGAATCTTCTCTGTGCTGTATTTATTATGGCAAATGTAGTACATAACTGGTGACCAAACACATAGGGTTTCCTTTACCCACAGAAATGTTTCATCCTCATACATGCTTTGCTTTACCAAAGGAAGAAGCAATCTGTGAGTTACTACAGATAAATCTAAAATGTCATTCTTGTGGCAAACTTATGAAAAGATACCCCAAAGAAAAGAGACCAATCAATCCACCAGTTAAGAGGTACTGGATGAAATGAGTAAAGTAGAAGATTACAAAGCAAAGATCACAGAACAGTTTGATGAACTAGAAGGAATGATGTTGGANCAAATNCATTTAACTGACCCCGATAAAGTAGAAGAAAAACTGTATGCAATAAACTATAAATGGGAGTTCATATCCGAAGAAGATAGAGACTTCTATCAAGGATGTATATTTGCATTAGAACATGGATTGAAGTGGTGAGCGGAGGAGTCTACAATCAAACATACTTCGACAATAGACCTGAAGAACAGCTAAGAGAAGGTGTTCTATATGGAGTTGTTCTAGTAAACACAAGAACCTTTGAGCGCGAATGCATCAAAGTCGGAATCGCTAGTGGCAAAGACTGGCGGCACGTTATCAAAAGAAGTCGTGGTTTCAAAGGGTATGAGTTGCGTATTCAACGAACCTATCACGATACAATCTACAACTGTTGGAAATACGAACAACAGCTACACGAGAAGTTCAAACACGAAAGTTATAAACCAAAACAAAAGTTTGGTGGGCATACGGAGTGTTTCGAAATTTCATCCCTTATTTTATCTGACTTTCCAAAAAATAAATCTTGACATTTGGTCACTCGTTTGATATAATAATATCATATTTAGGAGAAAGAGAAACTTTGAGACAGATAGTACCGCCAACAAATTGTCCAGCATGTAACAGTGTACTGGAGTTTGTAAACGACCAGCTATTTTGCTTGAGTGACTCTTGTCCTGCTAAATCAGCAAAGCGTGTAGAACACTTTGCAAAAACTTTAAAAATTAAAGGACTTGGTCCCTCTACTATTGAGAGACTTGATCTATTTGATTATCATGATATTTATTCGCTATCCCAAGAAGAAATATCATTATGCTTGGCTTCAGAGAAACTAGGTGAGAAACTACACACAGAAATTCAAAATTCAAAGAGTGTCGACCTTATAACTCTATTACCAGCTTTTTCGATACCGCTGATTGGCTCAAGTGCCACTAATAAATTAGCGAAACACATCTCATCAATATATGAGATAACCCCAGAGATATGTATAGAGGCAGGTCTGGGTCCGAAAGCGGCGTCGAATCTTTATGACTGGTTAGTAAACACTTTCATTGACCATGGCTATAATGAACTACCCTTTTCTTTTACTTGTAAAAAGCAGGTCAAAGTCAGTCTTGACGACACTAAGGGAACAGTTTGCATTAGTGGTAAGTTAAAATCTTACCCTACTAAAGCGGCAGCTAAACAAGTACTAGAAAAGTACGGTTTCATTGTCAAAGATAGTTTAACGAAAGATGTAACTATCTTACTCAACGAGAGTGGAATTGAAAGTGCAAAAACTAAAAAGGCAGAACAACTTGGGATAAAAATATTTAACAACCTAAAACAAATTATAGAGGAATAAAAATGGCATTACCAAAATGGACAGACGAAAGAACTCAACAACTAACAGACTTTGTTGGTTCTGAAAGCCCAATCACTCAACCTACTGTAGCTAACGCTGCAATGGAATTAGAAACATCTACAAGATCAGTTTCTAGCAAGTTGAGAAAAATGGGATTCGATGTTGAACTAGCGTCAGCATCTGCTTCTAAGTCTTTCTCAGACGAGCAAGAAGCAACACTATCAGCATTTGTCAATGACAATAGCGGATCGTACACATATGCAGAAATTGCATCAAACTTTGAAGGCGGACACTTCTCAGCTAAATCAATCCAAGGAAAAATCTTATCAATGGAATTAACTTCCCACGTTAAGCCTGCTCCTAAAGTTGAAACAGTTAGAACTTACACTCCTTCAGAAGAAACAACTTTTGTTGAAATGGTGAACGGCGGATCATTCGTAGAAGAAATCGCTGCAGCATTAGACAAATCTGTTAATTCAATCAGAGGAAAAGCTCTTTCACTTCTAAGAAGTGGCGAGATCAACGCTATTCCAAAGCAAAAAGAAACAAAAGGATCAAGCAAAGCTGATGTACTTGCTGATGTAGATGTTGCTTCACAAACTGTAGAAGAAATTGCTGACTCAATCGGCAAAACAGTTCGTGGTGTAAAAACTATGTTAACAAGACGTGGACTACAATGTTCAGACTACAACGGCGCAGCTAAAAAAGATATCGGTTAATCACTAAGTCTTTTGATTAGTTTAAGGCAGGGGTTCGCCCCTGCCCGTTTTTTTATTACTTTGGGAGAGGTCAATTGAATATTGCGTCAGCGCTTTTAAAACAGATTATAGTTCAGAAAGATTTAGACACATGGTCTAAGTTAAAAGAACATTACCTACCTGGCGAGTACCAGTCAATTTTCCGCATCCTTGATAAGCATATAGATACTTATCAAGACCTTCCCCAATTCGAAGATCTCTCTTATGAAGTTCGAGATCGACAACTCCAAGAAAAAATATTCGCAATCGAGTCAGTAGATGTCGAGGTAGACGCGTGGCTTTTGCTCGACTATCTTAAAAACGAATATGCACAAGTAGAAATCCTAGATGAGTTAGATTCCTACATAGATAAAACAGTCGCTATGGCTAGCGCAGAAGAAAACATAGAAGAACTCCAAGAAATAGTTTTAAGGGTAAGTGATAAGGTAGATGTCAAGCCGCCTGAAGAAAGTATGCAAAGCATATCTTTATTCGAGGATGACAAAGAACTAGCGAAGTATTTACCCTTAGGACTCAATACAGAGTATGACTCACAAATTCAGTTCTCTCCCAAAGACTTAGTGCTTGTGGGCGGACGAAGAGGCTCAGGCAAGTCATTGACTTGTTGTAACCTTGCAAACTCGGTGTATGAATCAGGGCGGTCTGCCTTGTATTTTACAATCGAAATGGATAGTAGATCAATTCTGCAAAGAATCTGTTCTATCTCAACTAANATACCATTCTCTAGGCTAAGAAACAAAATGCTTTCATCGCAAGAGTGGGATCTAGTCGGTGGATGGTGGGCAGGTAGATTTGATGGTGGACATGAATTATTGCCAGAGTTTAAGAAAACTCATGACTTTGAATCATTCCACAAATCCTTAACAAAACTAGAACTACATAAAGATAAACAGATAGATGTTATCTATGACCCAGCACTTACTCTTTCCAAAATTCAATCTGAGTTAGACAAGAAAGTAAATCAGTTAGATGTTGGAGTAGTAATAGTAGATTATCTAAATCAAGTTCGTCGTCACAATGCACCAAGTCGCTCTGGTGGTCAATATGACTGGACAGAACAGATAGAAGTCAGTAAGAAAATGAAGATGTATGCACAAGAGTATGAAACCTTAGTATTTGCTCCGTATCAAACAGATGCAAGTGGAGAAGCTAGGTTTGCAAAAGGTATTCTTGATGCGGCAGATGCTGCCTACTCGTTAGAGACATGGGAGCAACAGGATGAATGTATGACATTTAATTGTGTAAAAATGAGAAGTAATCGTATGGAAAGTTTTACTAGTGTGGTCGATTGGGAAACCTTGAAGATTGGTCCGCAGTCAGCAATCAATCCTAAAGAAAGAGAGAACATGAAAGAAAATATGACAACAGGAGAAAATGTAGACGACATATGACATTAATATTATACACAGAACAACAATTACTTATCGCATATACTAGATATGTGAGACAACTAGGAGAGTCATCAATTAAAGTGATGACACCTACAATAGAGGAGTTTCGTAAAATATACGAAACAGAACACGAGAATAAATTATGGGACGAAATAAATGACTAAAACAGAAAAAGCTGCACTACAGGAATCTTTAGTACAAGTAGGCGCTGCTCTAATAATTAATTTTCCTTTACAAACATTTATGTTATGGCTAATGATAGAGAGATGGGAATGGACAAGTGCTTTTCTTATATCTTTAACTACTACTTTTATATTTACAGTAGTAGCATTGATTAGAACATATATGATTCGTATGGAAATTGAAAAGAGACGCAGACATGGACTATGGAGAAAGGTAAGAAACAATGGCGGCAGATAGAATTAGTAAGGAAACGGCAGAGTTNATAGCTCTGCCGCCTTATACATGGGAAACACAAACAGTTAAATTTCTATTGAATCAGAAGAAGATTTATCAGAACATAGAACGAGTACCCATAAATCAACCACTATATGATAGCGTTGTAGAGCATGGTATTGAATCCCCTATACTATGTATGCCTAACTATTATCCAATCGCAGGAAGTCAAAGAATGAGAGTGATGTGGGAAATAGTAAGAAAACATAGAGATGGCTGGATGTTTAAAACAATGAATATTAAAGTTTGTCGTTTTGACAAAGAATGGTGGAATATGTTTTACTTATGGGGAGATAAAAAAGAAAGAGATCGAATTATTGCAATTTGGTTTCAAATGGTAGAACTTGCTTGGAAAAGTAANTACTATGAACATACAACGGATCCAAGTGGAAAGGCTATGACAGACTTTGAAGAACTTGGNGATCAATTAAAAGGATGGAAACACAAACAATGAAATATATAGTAGCAAATCTAATCTTCTGGCCTATATGGACATTTATATCTGCAATACCTTATCTTCTAATAGAAAGAGCTAAGGCGAAGGTTGATATATTTAAAAAACATGATGTAGTGTATAGAGACGGAGACAATACATGAATTATTTAGTAACAATATTAGAACATATAGTAGTAGGAGTAACGATGGCAATGGTAGTATCTATACCTCTTATTGGTATAGTACTTATGCTCTATCCTTATTTTACATGACAGTAGAAGAACTATTACAAGAACGAAAGATAGATTATAAGTTATCTCCAGCAGACTGTATTGTTGCGTGTTTAAATCCCGAGCATGACGACAGTAATCCAAGTATGAGAATTGATAGAATTACAGGGGTATTCAACTGTTTTTCGTGTGGCTTTAAGGGGAATGTGTTCAATCACTATGACGCCCCATCGAATCCTTTGGACATTCGTAGAGAAAAAGCTAGACGAAAGATAGAAGAAAAAAGAGCATCTTCCATAGGATTGAAGATGCCAAAGAATTTTATGCCGTATGTAGGTAACTGGAGGGAGATAACTCCTGACAGTTATAAATTGTTTGATGCGTTTTTGCACCCAGACAAGCCTTTTACTGGTAGAATTTCTTTTCCAATTAAGGACTTGACAGGAAAAATCGTAGCATTCAATTGCAGAACACAGTCCCCAACTGATGTTCCAAAGTATTTAATACACCCCCCGAAGGCATTGCTACCTTTATANCCTGCTCGAGTCCGCCCCATCAAGGGTAGAGTTATCTTAGTAGANGGTATATTCGATATGCTTAATCTNCATGACAAAGGCTTGACAAATGCCGTATGTTGTTTNGGGACTAGAAATATTGATATTGATAAACTTAAACTACTAAAGATGCAGGGAGTAAGTGCAGTAGATATATTATTTGATCCTGACGAAGCAGGACAAGAAGCTGCCCTCCGCATTGTAGAATTCTGTGAGATAGCAGAGTTACTATCAAAAAACATAAAGTTACCTGTACAATTAGGAGATGCAGGTGCTTTGAATAAACAAAAAGTAAAAGATTTAAAGGAGAGATTATATGGCTAAAATAGCCTTAGTAGAAAGTAAACCTAGTCGTAATGACTATGTAAGATTATTTGATAATGAAATACAGTTCGACAAGTTCGAGTTATGTTCTGATCCAACAATTAAGAAAGTATTAAAACGAGATTGTGATATTGAGATCAATGAAGATGACTATGATTGGATTATACTTGTTGGTTCTGAATGTTTAAAGTATTTCACAAATCAAAATTCAGTAACAGAGTATAGTGGTAGATGTATTGATGATAAGTACCTACCTGTAATTAATCCTGCCATGCTAGCATTCAAGCCTGAAGCTAAAAAGACATGGGAAGAATCAAGAGAAAACATAGTTAAGTATACACAAGGCAAACTAAAACAACAGAAACTTGCTGATGATAAGTGCTATGGCATTAGAGATTCAAAAGAACTTCACAGATTCCTTATCAAAGCTAGAGATCATGCAAATGACTTTATTGCTCTTGATTCAGAGACTTCAGGTTTGTATCCTCGAGATGGATATATGCTTGGTATTAGTTTATCTTACGAGCCAGAGCATGGAGCGTATATAGATTGTGAGTGTATAGATGAGACAGCAGAAGTATTACTTCAACAAATCTTTAACAAAAAGAGAGTAGTATTTCACAATGCTAAATTTGATTTAGCCTTCTTTGAATATCACTTTAGATTTGAGTTTCCAAGATTCGAGGATACTATGTTACTACATTATATGCTCGACGAGAATCCTGGCACACATGGTTTGAAACAACTATCACTTAAGTACACTCCTTATGGAGATTATGAGAAAGGTATGTACGAATGGATAGATGATTACTGCCGCAGAAATGGTGTACTCAAGGGTAGCTTTACTTGGGATTTGATTCCCTTTGAAACTATGCAAGATTATGCTGCTATGGATGCAGTGTGTACCTTCTTATTATTTCAGAAGTTTGAAAATGCATTAGTAAAAAATGATAGACTGTATGGAGTATACAGGGATATTCTTATCCCAGGCTGTAGATTCCTAACAGACATTCAAGATCATGGTGTACCTTTCGACAAAGATAGACTACAAACATCTTCAGTGTTAATGCAAACACAAATTGATGAAGCTATTGAGAAGTTATATACTTATCCAGCAATTAAAGAGTTTGAACACAATCAAGGTAAAGACTTCAACCCAAACAGTACAATGCAGTTAAGAGGATTACTCTTTGACTTTTTAGGATTAAAACCTACAGGCAAGAAAACTGGAACGGGTGCGCACAGTACTGATGCGGAAGTATTAAAAGAGCTAGCCGAGAAACATGAAGTACCACAATTAGTACTTGACATACGACAGAAAGTTAAGATTAAGAGTACATATCTTGACAAAATTTACCCACAGCTTGACAGAGACAGTAGACTTCGTACAGGGTTCAACCTGCACGGAACAACTTCTGGAAGGTTGTCATCAAGTGGTAAAATGAATATGCAACAGATTCCTAGAGACAACCCGATTGTCAAAGGATGTATTAAAGCCGCACCAGGCAAGAAGATAGTTGCAATGGATTTAACAACAGCAGAAGTATATTGCGCAGCAGTGCTTGCAAATGATAAAGCCTTGATGGAAGTATTCCAAAGTGGTGGAAACTTTCACTCAAACATTGCAAAGATAGTATTTAACTTACCTTGCGAAGTCAAAGATGTAGCAGAGCAGTACGGAACACAGAGACAAATGGCAAAAGCTGTTACCTTTGGAATTATGTATGGAGCTGGTCCGAAAAAGATTAGTGAACAAGTTACCAAAGACTCAGGAACATACTTTAGTATGAATGAAGCCTCCTCAGTTATTAAAGATTACTTTGAACAATTTCACGGACTCAAGAAATGGCTAGACGATAACAAACAGTTTATACAAGATAATGGTTTCCTATACTCTCATTTCGGAAGAAAGAGAAGGTTACCAAATGTATTCTCACAAGACAAGGGTATTGCGTCTCACGAAGTAAGATCTGGTATTAATTTTCTAGTACAGTCTATTGCATCTGATGTAAATTTGCTCGGAGCGATTGATACTCATAATGAAATTGATAGTGCACAAGCGAAGATATTTGCTCTAGTACATGACTCCATTCTAGCAGAAGTAGACGAGGAGTATGTTGACGAGTATATGGAAATAGTGAAAAAATGTATACAAAAAGACAGAGGTATATCAATACCTAACTGTCCAGTCGGATGTGATTTTGATGTCGGAGATGACTACTCATTCGGAAAATTTGAAAAGAAATACGGATGAAGCTAGAAGATATTCGATTCCCACTTTATGTGGTTCACTCCGATGAAGTTATTCGTAGAGATGGCGTACTTTGGATTGAAGGCGCAGTACTTGACGATAGTAATGTGG